TATTCGACCTTTGTAAACTATATCAACACCGTTTAAAACAGTTAAATTATAGTATGTAAATTCTTTTAAATTAAATACTGCAGAAGCAGTTAAATAATAATCACTAATGGTAAAACTCTGAGTAAAAGATGTTATTTCTCCAGTAATCTCATTACGTAAAATAAAACCTGTAGCCTGTAATAGTCTAGGTATAAACTTTATTTCTTGAGCTAAAGCAGATTGTTTTAAAATTATCATAAATCTTTTTTATAATAATAATTTATAATGTAAATTGTTTTAAATAAAAAAGGGACACCCGAAAGTATCCCTTAAAAAAAACAAATAAATAATATTACAAACCATTCACAATTACAAAACCGATAGTAGTTAAATCACCAGTTATAAAATTAGCTGCATCCGCTTCCATTCCTTGCATTTCTATTTGATAACCTGACGCATCTCCAAATGATGCTCCTGTAGAAATTACATTAGATGTTAAATCAACACCTTTTTTCAATCCTGCTAGAAATCTATTCCCATTGTTATCTTCAATTATTACCTGAGGACGTCCAAAAGAAAGTAATTTCAATTGTTTATTGTCAGCACTAGATAATTTCTTTAAACTTAAACTAACTATTTGGTCTACAAATGTAGTTCCGTTCTCTCTTGAACTTGTTACCGTTTGAGTGAATGTAGACGTTCCTTTTAGCTCATATTTGTATGCGTTTGGTGTACCTAATACTGCTGTTATTACGTCATCAACAATGGTATAGCTTGTAGCATCACCATAATTAATGAAATAAACAGCCGCCAATCCCCCAACGGAATCTTTACACTGCTCAATCCTTCCTAAACTTATATCACAAGCCATATTTTAAATTTTAAAAGTTAATAAAAAGGGGATTTTACTCCCCTAATTAATCAATTATACTGGTGTGTATAATACAATGTCACTAGCTATTCCAAACTGTACAGCTGCCGTAAATCTCATTACAACTCTTACATTTTGTGAACCGTCAATATCTTCAAGGTCAATAACTTTAACTTCTTGGTTATCAGAAAGTAATCCTGTACCAAAGTACAAATTAGACTTCTCAGCAGCCATCATAAAGTTGTTAGAAAGTCCGTTAGCTAAGAAAATCTTAACACCATCAAAAGTTAAAGCACCGTTATTATACCATTGTGTCCCTTCTGCATTTGTTCCATTCGCTCCTAAACCTTGAGCAGAAAACCCTCCTAATGCTCTTACGTATGCTCTCGCTACGTTTTGAGAAACATAAAGATATAAATCTTCTGAACCATAAAGTTCTGGTTTAATTGCATCAACAACTCTACCCATTTCAGCGATTACGTTAGCAGATGTAATAGCAAGACCAACTACATCAACAACAGCAGCATCAGCAGTAGCCAAAGTTACAAATCCATCAAATTCTCCAACGTTAGCTGTTACACCTCTCCAAATGTTTTGCTCTGTTTTTTGTGCAACCTTGTCTACTACGTGAGATAGTAAGAAATCTGCAAAAGATGGTGGTAAAGAATCAAAAGCAGAAAATCCCATATTTACCGCTTCCCAATCTGACCTAAAGTCTTTTTTACAAAGTTGTAAATTTACTTGAAATTCCTCAGGCTGTAAAATTTGCTCGGTAAGTGTAACTGTAGAAGTAGCATCAAAATCACAAGTCGCATTTTTTACTAGGTCATTAGTTGCAATTTTCTTAATTACTTCTTTGAATTTAATGTTTGGTTTAACCTCAATACCGCCATTTGCGATAGTAGTTCCAGATAGTAGTGCGGCAGAAATATATTTTCCTGCAAATTCTCCAGCATAAGTAGTAGTAATACTTGTAGTAGTAGGCATAGTTATTATTTTTTAGTTAAAAAGTTTTGCCATAACTCTGTCTTTAGTAGTCATTGGGCGATTAGGTGAAATTCTATTTAATTTTACTTCTGATTTAGTTTCAGGTGAATGTGTTAAAGGCTGTACAGATAATTCTTCTTTTACAACTTCTTTAACTTCTTTTGCAAGTTTTAATTCTGCAATTTCTGATCTTAGTTTCTCAATCTCAGAAAAGAAAGTTTCTTTAGATACTGACTCAACAATTTTCTTAGGAGAACCCGCAACCTCTGTACTCATTTCTTCCTCTTCCATTGGCTTGTCTTTAGCTTCTACTTCTTCTGCTGGCATTGGCATCATAGCCTTAATAACGCCTTCTTCCTCAACCATAAGCATATTCCCATCTTCTAGTTCGTAGTCTCCTGCAGGCATTGGGACTCTATCCTCACCGTTTACAATGAAAACCGCTGCGTCTGCATCAAATGATTCGGCTTCAATAACGGTAATGCCATCAACCAGCTTCATTTGGGCAAGTTTTACCTCCATACTCAATAATTTTTTAATGTCATCAATTAAACTCATAGGTATTATTTTTTATTATTAATTATTCTTATAACTTTTTGTTATAAATTAGCCGTTACTTCTTATTAGAGTTCTAGTGTTTCCCTCTACTATTACAGTTGATTCTCCTTGTTGTAATGTGCTACCAATTCCCTGATTTAGTAATTCTCCTTCACAACATTTTGAACTGTAAGTGCTGTCTTTACACAAACAACCTCTTTTTCCACCCTTTGGCGAACTTGTTTTATTTCCCATTATTTAATTCACTTTTTAAAATTAGTTCTTTAATCTTTTCTATAAATTCCAAATCTTTTGCATCTTGCAAACTCATTTCTAACTTATCTGCAAAATACCCTTCTATACTAAACCCTTTAACTTTTCCAGTCTTTACAAAATCATTCCAAATCTGCTCGTTGTTTACTTTCATAGAAACCATCCAAGTACCTACCGGAACATTTAAACCGTACTTTTTTGATTTATCCATTTCTGAATCTTCAACAATCCAACTTTCTACAATAGACAAATCTTTAATTTTTTTGTCGTGTTCTAAAGTTGCATTATTTTGATTACTATTCATTAAAAATAATTCACTCGCTTTTCTTACGGTATCATCAGAAAAGAAAATATAATATTCGTCCTCTCCGTTTCTTCTGTAAATATTTTTATTTGGAATTAACGCAGCACCCATTAAAATCTTCTTTTCAGTATCAACTTTAGCTAAAACTAATTGCTCGTTTAATGAAATAAAATTAGATTCTATTGCTGGAAATTCTACAATTGAAACAGCATCAACACCTGATAGTTTTTCTGATTCGTCTATAATTAATTCTACTATTCTCATATTGTTTAAATAAATTAAATTGATTTTTGTTAACCTAGTGTTGCACTCTTAATTATGTTTCTGTCTAATGCTTGTGCTGTAGATACGTCACCGCTTACAACGTATGCTTTAATTGGTACGTTTTGATTGTCTCCTAAAGTTTGGGCTAATTGATTAACAGGACTTGCGCCAACAACATTAAAAGCAGGAGCAGATGGACCAGCACCCATACCTCCACCAGCAGGAGCAGAACCACCACCACCTTTAGAAGTCTTAACAGCTAGTATAGATTTAACGTTTTTTAAACCTCCTGCAATTGCAAGACCGGCAGAAATATAAGGATAAGCAGGACCTAAAATAGAAATAGGGTTTTTTTGTGCATTTTTAAAAGCAGATTGTGCAGCAGCGTAAGTGTCTATAGTAGCACCAGCAACAGCAGCAACTTTACTGGCAGCGGTATTCTGACCTATTAAATCAGATATGTTTGCAAGCATAGCAGAGCCCCTAGTTAAATTAGCAATCTTAGCATCTGCTTCTAGTTTAGATATTTCTATTCTTGCTTTTGTTTGGTCTCTTTCGTTAGTAGTTAAAGCGTTATCTATTTCTTGTTTCTTAATTAAAAATTCATTTTCTGAATCTACTCTAGCTTGTGTACCTAATGCAAAAGAATCTATTTTATTTTGTAACCTTTCTAACTCAATAGTTTTTTCCGCTTCTAAATTTGTTCTTTGTCGCTCTAATCTAGTTAGTTCATCATCGTTTAAAGTTTCATTAAATTTTTGTTGTTCTATCGCTAGTGCATTAGTGCCTTCTATTTGTGATTGAGTTAATTCTACTAACTCTTTTTTTAACGCTACTCTGTTAGCTTCTTGTTCACTTGTTAATCCCTCTACTTGCGCTAAAACACCAACCGCATTAGCTTGCGCATTAATTAAAGCAACTTGATTCTCAATAGTTTTATTAGCGTTAAAAGTAGAAGCAGCAGCAGCAACTTGTAAATCAGCTTGCGCTTTCATTGCGTTTTTCTGATTTTTTAAGACCTCTTTTAATTTATCATTAGCTATAATTCTATCACTAATAGATAGTAAATCATTGTCTCTAATTTTACGTAATTGTTCTGCCTGCAAGTCATACTGCTCTACTAATTTAGCCTGTTGTGCAGCAGCTATTAAAGCCGTATTTTGTAGGTTTATATTTGCTTCTGATGCTTTAAATGTATTTACTGCATAATCTGCAATAGCACTAGACGCATCTGATATAATTTTTTTACCTTTATCAAAAGAATTATTTACACCTGTTAAAATATCTACAGACTCCTTACCTGCTTTTTTTACAGAATCTAAAGCACCTTTAAAATCACCTTCAAAAACCTTCTTTAAGGCATCGCTTAAAAATCCAATAGTATCTAAAAAAGAATTAAATCTTTCAATTAAATTTTCTTGTATTAAGTCCCCAAACTGTTTTAAGTAAGTTGTAGGATTCTGGAATACATCTTTAAATATTTTTATTACAGCAGGAAAATTATTAGTTACAAAACCAATTAAATCATTAAAAGCAATAGATAAAGCACCAATAGCGGTGTTAAAAAAGTCTACCGCTTTCTGATTTTTACCTAATACTTCCTTAAATAAATTAAATGCTTCTAAAACTAGACCGATACCAATAGCCTTAATAGCTAGTCCCATTCCTTTGAAGCCAGCAGACAAAGATTTAACTCCGTCCTCTGCTCCTTTAGTAGATTTTTGTACCCCTTTAATATCTTCTGCTGTATCTTGGAATGACTCAGCTAATTTCTCAACATCTTTAGTAACTTTTTTGATGTTGTCTTTAATCTGTAAATTAACTATTTTATCTTCCATTGTCTTTTTATTGATTCAAAGGTTTCTTTAAATGTTTTAGGTATTTTATATTTACCCTTTGCAATCTCTATATTTTCAGATTGTCCGTAATGCTTTTCTATTGCTAGTAATTCTAATATTTGTTTTAACATTATACCGCTTGTGTTTCAATATAGACTCTAATATTTTGTGTCCCTCCGTAATCTTCTACGTAAATTTCAAAAGAATTTGTAGTTTTAATTTTAAAAACTAAAGGATGAATATCATTGTCTATTTCTATACTGCCTAAAGATTCAACTTGCATTCGTACCAAGTAAACTAATGAAGGTAATGCGTTAGCTATAACTACATTTATAACCTCACCTCTAGCGGTTCTAGTTATTACTGTAGCTGAATTAATATCTCCGCCTACCGCATAAGTATACCCAACTGGTCTGTTATTTACATCTCCTATAGTTATAAAACCTCTATTTGAAGTTGTTGATACATCTGAAAAATTAAGAATAGCTGTTTCTACTGCCCTATGTTTTACCGCTGTTATAATAGTTCCTGTTGCTAAATTTGCGTCTATTAACGCCTGTACTTCTGCTTTTGTTGCCATAATTTATACGTTGTAATCTGTTGAGTAATCTGTGTTTAAATAGTCTTTATCTTGCACCGGTGGTGGTATGTAACTTGTCAATTCTCTAAAGTCTGTAATCAATTCTAAGCTAACTTCTCTAGTTGATAGATTGGTTTCTATGCTGTTAATCGTATATCTTTTATCTCTAATAATTATCCTGTCATTTAGTTTTATAGATGTTAAAATAGACACAGGGAATACAGCGTTTATTTTAAATATTCTAGCTTTAATAGAAAATATATTATTTAGATATGCAGAGTAATATTCTGAAAACAAAGTATTACTTAAAAAATTATTTGTCATTGGTGACTGTTCTTCTCCGAAATTTAAAGAAAAAGTTTTAACGCCTATTAGACTTTCTGCACCAAAAGCATTGTAAGTTGTTGTAGACGTACCATTTATAAAAAACGCAGGAGCAGTTTGCAAAGTTCCGTAATCATAAAGAATTATAGGTTTAGGAATGTAGGCCCTAGTATCTGCTTTAAATAATAAACCCGCAGATAAGTTAGTTGCTAGTCCGCTAAATAATGGATTTTCAAAGGGCAGTGTAATTGCAAACTCTGTTCCGTCAACATCAAATTCTGCTTTTAAATCTCCGTAATCGAATCTGTTATTAGATAAAAATGCCGTAGATAGTAAACTTTCACTTTTTTGATACTTAAAATTTATTATGTTAAAAGGTTTTGTACGTTCTATATTTGTAGCGTCAGAAATAATATATTTAGATATGTCAATAGTTGCACCTTGAGCATAAAAAGTTTCTAACTGTTCTACAATAAACACACCTGCAACATTACTAAAGCAAGTTAAATTAAACATCTTAAGAATACCGGAAAAGAAATCCTCTATTTTTAAATCAGGTAAATAAGAAGCTATTGGTATAATATTATTTGTACCTATTGTCTGGCTACTGTTTTGCAAAATTAAAATCTCTGTAGTATCTGTAGCTAAAGCTAAAATAGCATCAAAATTAAAAGTAACTAAAGAACTTATTTTAACGTTGTAAACATCAACAGTACCATACCCGCCAGCAGCCGGAGCTGTCAAGGCAATTATTCTAGATGCTGTTGTTGTAGATACAAAAGTTTGTTTTAATACTTCTATGCCATTTTTAAAAGTATGTATGTTATACTCTACACCTACAGTAATTGGTGTTATAGTTATTCCTGAAGATTGGAAATCACAAGTAACTCCGTTCCCTCTAAAAGTTTCGTTTACTAAATCAATGTTATAACCAAAAGAATCACCTCCATTTATAGTATCTAAATTTATATTAATAGTACTAGGTAACACTTCAAAAACTTCGCTGTTTTTTAGTAGTAAGTAAGCATTTAAAAACCTGTCATCTAAACTTAGAAATGTGCCAGAAAAACTAATCCCAAACTTTGTAGCTATTAAATCAAATATTGCTCTAAGCCTTATTGCAGGAAATAATTCACCAAAATCAATAGTGTTAGCAACTAAAGATATATCATTAGCATCACCACCGCCATAATTCCAAGGCCTTAAGGAACTAATTAAAGGAAACTTTATATCTGACGTTGTTTGTGTAGTTAGTTTTGTTCTAACAATAGCAGAATTATACTCAAAATCAAACGTCCCAGAGTTTAAATCCTTCATAAGTAACCCGTTAAACGTATCTTTTAAGCTAATTAGATTACCAAAGAAAGTTAGTTTATAGCCGTCTGGTTTATTGTTCTTTAAATCAACAGATTCAAGTTGTAGTTTACCAATTCTAAAGTTAATTGTATCTAATTCTATGTATGCTTCTGCTCTTTTTCTTGCGTCAAAACCTCCGTCAATACTATTT